GTTTCATCGCCATCGAACCCATCGGCCAGGCCGACGATCTGGAAGTCGAACGACGAGCCCAGGCGCAGCTCGGGGATACGCATGTACACTTTCAGTGGCGTCACGATCAGGCCCAGGTCTTCGGCTACGCCGGCGGCAATCGCGGCCTCGAGGCGTTCCCCCCACACCATGCGAGTGTTAGCCTCGAACTCGCTCGGCAGCTTGCCCGCCTTGATGTGGTGCAGCTCGAACGAAGTGCAGTAGGGGGAGGAATCAAACAGCGCGGCGCATTCCGTGCTGGTCACATCCTTGGTGCGCGCGGCAAGCCACTCGGCTTCGCTCGCGTACACCAGAGTGTCGCGTTGGTAGTTCATTGGTCGGCTCCTGTTGGGTTATGGTCTGGTCGTTTCGTCGGCCAGTGGTGATAATGTAGCACCAGCTTTTCGATAATGCAACCGGTATTTCACGTCTTTTCCGCGATTTTCCATCTGAAGTGTCAGGGGCGGATCAGCAGAACCGGCGTTCCCCACTCCATCTTGACGCTCTCGGCGGCGTAGGGGCCGGACAGGTTGACCGTACCCTCCTTGTAGCCGCGCGCGACGGTGGCGACGACGGGCGGCCCGCCCTTGATCTTGACCAGGCACAGCGAGCCGTAGAGCGCCGGATCAACGCCATTGTGCGGGCGGCAGAAGTACACCCAGCCGTCCATCCAGCCGAGCTGCGAGCCAGCGGTGCGCGCCTGGACGGCGATGCTTTCTGGCGGCAGTCCGTCCGGCGCATTGGTGCGCTCGACGATCTCCGGTCCATACAGGGAGACGGTGCCGTCGCCGCCGATGGTGCCGATGACCTGGGCCCTGTTCCCGGCTACGGGCGTCACGTTCACGCCAGCCGCCTCAAAAATGCGGTGCAGCGGCTCGCCGAAGATCGAGGACAGCATGGCCGCTTCCTCGAGTTGGAGCTTTCTCGCCCCCGAGAACGTCAGCGATAGCTGGCTGTGCTGCATCCCCATGCGCGTGGCCAGTGCACGCAGCGACAACCTGCGGTCCGCCATCAGGTTCTCGAAGTACCGCTTATTGATTTCACTCATACCGCGCATTCCAGATTTCAATCGGTCGGACTGTGGCACCGATGTGGCGGAAATGCAACCAGCATTATGGTGAATTCTGGTTGTATAATCGAACCAGGCAGAACTAAGATCGGAATATCGAATCATTTTTGGAGACTCCACTTTATGAATGTCAAAAACGAAGAAGGCATCACCGCCGGCGTGGCCTTGGCCTTGCGCCTGGAGGCCAAGCTGCCGCAGTGGAAATTTTGGGCGGCAGTCGGCGTCAACCAGGCGAGCGGTTGCCGTTACGAGAGGGATCAGACCGTGCGCATCCCGCAGTCTGTGCGCATCTTGGTATTCGCAATCTATGTCGTGGGCTTGGACTTGGACGCGACTTCCGAAGAAGGAGTGGCGCGTATGTTCACCTTAGCACAGCGCGGAAAACCCGCAAGTTCTGTTGAAAACACTGTTGTTCAACACCACCCCGTTTAACGCAGCACCATACTACTTACAGGCGAACAAATGGTATCTACCGAATGTAAAGAGTGCAGCGAGTGCGGCTCGATGTTTTATAAGAAGGCGCGTGATGCAAAGAAGGATTGGGCAAGGCGCGTCACGTGTTCTGTGCTTTGTGGAAACAGGCGAAAGGCGCGAAACAATACACAACTCATCATTGATAGGCTGGAGCGATATATTGTCCGTGTGCCGGAAGCTGGTTGCTGGATATGGATAGGAACTCACGACGGACGATACTACGGACATTTAGCTTCCTCGCAAGGAAAGGCTCCATTGAAGGCTCATCGAGTCTCCTATGAGTATTATGTTGGCCCCATCCCGGAAGGGATGGTACTTCGCCATCGATGTGATGTGCCAGCCTGTGTAAATCCGCACCATCTTGAGACAGGTACACAAAAAGATAATGCCGCCGATATGATGAAGCGCGGGCGGTTCAATAAAGTCGTTCTCCGAAATCTAAAACGCGAAAGCCCGCTTGACGCTGCGCAGCAAGAGCAAATTCCAAGGCTGGTGGAATACGGAATTTCTCAAGGCGAGATTGCAAGAATGTTTCAAGTAGATCGTAAAACAATTTTCAATTATTCCAATGGGAGGAAATAATGGCATCTGTTAATAAATGCATCATTGTAGGCAACTTGGGGAAAGATCCTGAAGTCAGGTATCTCGCATCAGGTGACGCTGTGGCTAATATCGCCGTCGCCACCAGCTATCGCAGCAAGGACCGCAATACCGGCGAGCAGAAAGAATACACAGAATGGCATAGGGTAACGATGTTCGGCCGCGATGCCGAGATTGCCCAGCAGTACCTGAAGAAGGGCAGCAGCGTCTACGTGGAAGGCCGCCTGCAGACGCGCAAATACACCGACAAGGATGGCATCGAGCGCTACGCAACGGACATCATCACGGAGCGCTTCCAGATGCTGAACAGCTCCGGCGGCGGAACGGGCCCCGGCTTCAATGACCAGTCCACGCCGATGCACGAGAACAGCAGCCGCCAGCAGCAGACCCAGCAGCGCCCGCAAGGCCAGCCGAGCCAGCGCGAGCAGAACCGCAACGCCCACTACGATCAAGGCCGCAACTCGGCACCGATGAACAACGACGATTACTACCATGGGGACTACAATGGCTGACCCAACTGACCTGGCGACCGAGCGGGAAGAAAAAGAGCTCGCGCGCGCCATCGCCTCCGCACGATCACGTACCTTGCCCGCGCCTGTCCCCGGCGCAGAGTGCCGGAATCAGTGCGGCGAGGCCGCGCGCCCGGGATCGCACTTCTGCAGCAAGGAGTGCGTCGAGGATCATGAGATGCTCCAGCGCTACCTCAAAGGCAGGGGATTGCGCTGAAACTGAACCCATTCGCACGCCTAGAGTGGTGCGAATTCAAAAACATAAAATACAAAAGACGACCATATGGGAAAATTTGAACTGCATCATGGCGACTGCATCGCGGTGATGCGCAGCATGGCCGACAACTCCGTCGACAGCATCGTGACTGACCCACCATACGAGCTCGGCTTCATGGGAAAGAGCTGGGACGCCTCCGGCATCGCGTACAACGTCGACATGTGGCGCGAGGCGCTGCGCGTGCTCAAACCTGGCGGCCACTTGCTGGCATTCAGCGGGACCAGAACCCAGCATCGCATGGTATGCGCGATCGAGGACGCAGGGTTCGAGATCCGCGATCAAATCGGCTGGGTCTACGGCTCTGGCTTCCCCAAATCGCGCAACATCGCCGAGCACGACCTCGAAGGCGCGGATTCTGAGCGCTGGGCAGGCTGGGGCACAGCGCTGAAACCGGCTTGGGAGCCGATCTGCGTGGCGCGCAAGCCACTGGTCGGTACGGTGGCGGCGAACGTTCTACAGTTCGGCACTGGGGCGCTGAATATTGACGGGTGCCGGGTGGAGCCGACCAGCGAGAGCCGCGAGCGCGTCGGCGAGGCATCGCAGGACCAGCGCTACACCAATGCAGGATCGACGAACTTCGCCGCGAAGCCGGGGATTCGAGGCGGCGACCCCGCCGGCCGCTGGCCAGCCAACCTGATCCACGACGGCAGCCCGGAAGTGGTGGCGCTGTTCCCTGAGTCGAGCGTAACCGGAAAACGTAGCGACAAGAGCAGGACTGCCGAGGTATCCGGGACCGCCTGGCTGTCGAGTAATCACCAATCCACCGAGTACACGGACAGCGGCAGCGCCGCCCGCTTCTTCTACTGCGCCAAGGCCAGCCGCGCGGATCGCAACGATGGTCTGATCGATCCTGGCCCGCAGTTCAAGCGCGGCACCACGCTGCGCCAGGTCGAGAACACGGACACGAAGGGCAACACGCATCCGACCGTGAAGCCTACCGACCTGATGGCCTACCTCTGCCGGCTGGTGACGCCGCCGGGCGGAACGGTGCTCGACCCGTTCGCCGGTCCGGGCTCGACCGGCATGGCGTGTCTCCGAGAAGGTTTCAAGGCGGTGCTGATCGAGCGCGAGGCCGAATACGTCGCTGACATTCACCGGCGCATTGACCATGTGCAAGGCGGTGATTTGCCTCTCTTTGGAAGAGACCCCGATGTCTGAATTGCGTCCATACCAGCAGCGCCTGTGCAATGAGGTGCTGGCATCCCTCGCCAGAGATGAGCACCCGTTGCTGGTGTCGTTCATGGGATCCGGCAAGACGCAAATGTTTTCGAGCGTGATAGGTGACCGCCTGCGCGACGGCTGGGAACAGTGTGTATTCGTTCATCGGTCTGAACTGCGGGACCAAGCCAGCAAGCGCCTGACGTCGATCGGCATTCCGCATGGGATCATTGCGCCGGGCCATACGCTGACGAGCCACAAGGTTCACGTTGCCAGCATAGACACTGTGGACGCCCGCCTTGCGGAACTGCTGCCCTATCTGCGCCGGCTGGATCTGGGCACGTTCGACGAGAGCCATCATATCGTGTCCCCGCGCCAAACGCGCGTGGCAACCCAAGTGATCCGGCGCTTCGGCGTTTCCGCCACGCCGTGCCGCCTTGACGGAAAAGGCCTCGGCGACACCGGCCTGGTCAATCGCATGATTGAGGGGCCAGGGCCTGCGTGGCTGACGGAGAACAACTATCTGGCGCCGGCGCATGTCTATGCCCCGCCGAACGAAATCGACCTGTCGAAAGTCGGTAAATCCGGCGGCGACTATGTCCTGCGGCAGATCGCGGCCATCGTCGACGCGCCGGAATTCACGCAGCTGGCGCTGCTCTGGTACAGCCATCATGTGCCAGGTCGGCCCTGCGTGGTGTTTTGCACCACCGTGGAGCATGCGCAGAACGTCGCCGCCGCCTTCTTCGAAGCCGGCTGGCGCGCGCAATCGGTGGACGGTACCATGAGTGCCAGGACACGCGCTGACGCGATCCACGGGCTGGAAGATGGATCGGTGCAAGTGCTCACCAGCTGCGCGATCATATCCGAGGGAACCGATTTGCCGGCCGTCGCTGCGGCGATCATGCTGCGCCCGACGCAGTCGACGGCGCT